AATTTTAAGGATTAAAGAAAATGAAACGATACTGGTTTGAACTGACAGATGAACACTATAATGATTTGGGTGCTGCCATTTCGGACGGCTGGCAAAAATCGCCTGCCATTGCCGAAGCAAAGAGGTGGATGAAGGAAAACGGAGTGAAGTCTGCCATCCTTGTATGCAACAGCATGGCGACGGACAACATACTGGACATGATACATATAGAAGAAAAATAAAAACATAAGGATTATGACACAGCAAGAATTTATGGAACGGACGGGGATAACCCCTACAGCAGAGGATTTTGATTACATCCATGCGGTTTATCTGAACACTTCGATGAACAAGGATGAGTTCTGCAAAGATTTCAAGAAACATGGGGACAGCCGGATTATCCGCGATGTTCATGTGCGAGTGCTGAACTATGAAATGAAATGTGAACGTCAAAAGGAAGTTATCGCCAACCTGACCGACTTCCTGATTGGCAAAGCGCATGCGTATGACGATACTGATTTCCGCAAAGAAGCGGTAAGGCTGGCCGGTGAGGTGGAAGTGGTGAAACGGACCATCGAATTGGGGCTTCCGCTTTGGGATGAAGACAGGAAGGTTGTCCTTTCGATGATAGAAGAACAAGGCAAATAGATGGCCGGATAACTGGCAGCCCGGAAAGACGGGCAGGGGCGGCAGGCACGGCCGGAGAGTTGGCAAATCGAAATAAGAAAGCGTAGAAAGCCGTCGGGGTTCGATTCCCCGCGCCCCACGATATAAACTTTTAAAATTTAGAGTTATGGCAAAGAATTTCAATCCGAGAACAGCAGAGAGTCTGTTCAAACAGAAGTTGCGCACGATGATAGGCAGTACGGCACATACGCAGAATATTGCTGACCAGGCGATGGAGCTGGCTGGACAATTCATGACGGAGGATGAGATAAGCAACTCGGATGCCTACCGGGTGATAGAGAATGTGAGCTGTGTGTGTGAGGAAGCGATGCAGGTGCTGGTCGAAGAACTGCAGAAAGGGACACTCCTTCATGAAATACTGACGGGTGATTAGGAAATAGCGGAAGCCGTTGAAAACCTTTGAACGAACGATAACGATTAAAAAGTATGACGATATGAGAAAGCAGATTTTGACAGATAACGAGACCAAGACCTTCTTGATGAAGACATTCGGATGCAGCCGTCAGGCTGTGTGGCAAGCACTGAATTTTGTCCGTGACAGCGATCAGGCGCGCCGGATACGCACTCTTGCCCTGAAGCGAGGCGGCAAACTGACTGACGGGAACTTCATTCCGAACTGCGAAACCACCTTCGAGGAGTGCGAGAAGACCATGACCTGCACTTTCGGTCCCCGTGTAAAACTCGTGGTCCACAGAAAGACCAATGATGTGGATGTGTACGTGGACGGAAAACGGACTGAAACCTACCAATGTGAATTTGTATCGGATTTCATGCAGCTGCAGCACGAGACCCAACAGATGGCATCTGCCTTATAAATGGAAATGAAATGGAGTATTATGGAAAGATATTGTGCATATCCTACAATGACCTGACTTACGATGACCGACCGGTGATGGTGAATGGAAAGGCAGACTACAGCAGAAGCCGCACGCTGAAAGGAGTTCATCCTTCCACTCTTTCCGAAGAAGAACTTGCTCCTATCATGTCGGTGCCCAATTACAAGAAGTTAGCGGCAAAGGAGAAAATCAATGTAGTTCGATCCGGAAGAGGTCTTGGAGGTTACGTTTTGGTAGAAATAGCCACCATGCCCCTACGGTTTCAGGAAAGGATAAAACTAAAATACGGAGATATGAAAGAAGACGTAATAAGAAACTGGCTCGGCAGCCATTACCACATCGATGCGAAAGCCCGGGAGTTCTACACCCGATTCCGTTTTGACAACGGTGATGCCCTTCCGCCGGAACACATCCAGGAATATACGGTGAACGCTTCGGTGATTGAAGCTGTGATGCGTGCCATGGAGGATGCCACCTTTATGCGTAAGGCCATGAAGGCCGGTCCGGTGAACTGGGGCGAGCTGGCAGGAGCCATCAGCTATTATCAAGCAGAGTTCGGCCACACCTTGCCTGTGAGTTCTAACCGCTTCAAGAAGCGTGTGAGTGATTTTAAAGCCAACGGCTATGAAAGCCTTATCAGCCGCAAGTTCATGAACCAGAATCGCCGGAAAGTGACCTACGACATTGAGCGCCTGCTGCTGAGCATCGATGCCCAGCCGGAGCAGCCCTTCAATACCACCGTGTGGGAGCAGTACAATATGTTTGTACAAGGTGATTTGGAGCTGTATGACCCCGAAACCGGCGAGGTGTTGAACCCAGCAGACTTTACCGACAAGAATGGAAATCCGCTGGTGTTAAGTCCGGCCACGGTAGCCAACTACCTGAACAACCCCAAAAACAAGGCCCTTAGAGCCAAGCTTCACATGAGCCAATGGGATTTCAACAACGCCTACCGCCCCTACCATCTGCGCAGCATCGGTGAGTTCTCATTGAGCAAGGTGAGCCTTGATGACCGCGACCTGCCTCGCCCGATGAAGGATGGCAACCGTGTGAAAGCCTATTATGCCTACGATGTGGTGAGCGGCGCTGTGGTAGGATATGCCTACAACCGGTACAAGACTACCGAGTTGTTTTTGGACTGCATGCGAAACATGTTCCAGACCCTGGACCGGAACGGCATGTATATCCCCGCCGAGCTGGAAGTGGAACACCACCTGGTAAGTGACTTTGCCGACGGCTTGATGCAAGCCGGTACCGTCTTCCCCTTGATACGCTGGTGTAACCCCGGGAACTCGCGTGAAAAACGTGCCGAGCACAAGAACCGCGAAAAGAAGTACGGCGTGGAGAAACGCACGCAGGTAGGTATTGGTCGCTGGTGGGCTAAGCTGGAAGCCAACCGCCCGAAGGAAGAGAAGGTGTATGACGAAAAGAACAACACCTACAAGGTGAAGACCTACAGCTATGAAGAACTGGTAGCCGATGATATACGCGCCATCCAGACCTTCAACGCGCAGCCTCACCCCAACCAAAAGCGCTATCCGGGCATGAGCCGATGGGATGTGCTTTGCGCCCACCAGAATCCGAACCTTGCGCCTTGGGACAAGGCCGTTCTTTACCGGTTCATCGGACAGCACACCGAAACAACCATCCGGCAGAACACCTACTGCACGGTGATGTACAACCAATACGGACTGCCCAGCCCGGAAATCATCGAAAAGCTGGAGCCGAGGAACTACAAGGTAGATGCCTATTATCTGCCCGATGCCGACGGAACCATCAACGAGGTATATATCTACCAGAACGGACGATATATCGCCACATGCAAGCCCGTAGCCCGTTACAATGAGAATACAGCCGAGCAGACCGAGTACGACAAGGCAGCCTATACCGAACAGTCCAAGTATGTAGCTCAATTCGACAAGATGATGAAGGACGGAAAGATCAAGCGTGTGGGCATCCTTGCCAAAGAGGAAGCGAAACTGATAACAGAGGTACAGGCTGAAGCCGTTCCCCTTCCTACCCAAACCGAAGAAGAAGATTACTCAGCCTATATGGACATCAGTGCTTTCGAGCATGATGCAGTAGCCAAGATATAATTAACGACGTTAGAACGAATTTAAAACAGCATTCAAATGGAAATAACAAATGAAGTAAAGCAACGTATTGTGGCAGCGATAGCCGCCGACCGTGAAAATTATCCCAGTGACAACCGCCATGCTACGGCACTGGGCATAGCCCCAAGTGTGTACAATACCATCAAGCGGGGCAATTATGAAAAGCAGGTCAGTGATGCCAACTGGGTAGGCATAGCCCGAAGACTGGGCGTGCAACTGCGCACGGAAATGCCCTGGCTGGCAGCCCAGACCCCGACCTACGTGTTTGTGAGCAAGCAGCTGGAAGTGTGCCAGGGCAGCGGTCTGAGCGCCATCCTGTGCGATATGCCCAATATCGGCAAGACTTTTACGGCCAAAGCTTATGTAAAGCAGCACAAGCACGCCATATATGTGGACTGCAGCCAGGTAAAGACCAAGTTGAAGCTGATACGCTACATTGCCAAGGAATTCGGTGTGACCAGCAACGGACGCTACAGCGACGTGTATGAAGACTTGGTAGCCTACCTGCGCACGATTGATACGCCCCTGGTTATTCTGGACGAAGCCGGCGACCTGCAGTATGAAGCCTTTTTGGAACTGAAGGCCCTGTGGAATGCCACCGAACGCTGCTGTGCCTGGTATATGATGGGTGCCGACGGGCTGAAGGAAAAAATCAACCGCGCCATCGAAGGAAAGAAGGTAGGCTATACCGAAATGTTGAGCCGTTACGGAGATTCGTACAGCAAGGTGACCCCGGATGATGCACAGGAACGAGAAAAATTCCTGAAGGCACAGGCTGCCATCGTGGCCAAAATCAATGCCCCGGACGGGGCTGATATAGCCAAGATTGTTCACAGCACCGGAGGCGGCTTGAGGCGCGTTTATACCGAAATCGAAAAATTAAGGAGGGTGCAGGCATGATAAGCAAGATAGAAATGCAAGCGATGGATGCTGTTATCGGTATCCATCGCGAGATGAGAAAAGCGAATGAGATAGACTGGGAACAGCGCAGATATGAAATTGCCAAAAGCATGCTTCCGGTAGTAAGAAGCAATTCATCAGGTATAATGTCTATAAAACAAGTTGCCGGACTTGCTGTGGACTATGCTGATGCTCTTATTGAAGAATTGAAAGGAGGTAGCCGTGAAACTGAAGAGAGCCTACAGCCCCGGTGAGGTGCTGAACATGAAGATTCCCCGGTTCGAGTTTTCCGGGGACTGGCAAACCTCGATAGGCAACCCGGCCAAGAGCGGCGTGTGGATTATTTGGGGAGCCAGCGGAAACGGTAAGAGCAGCTTTGTGATGCAGCTGGCCAAGTACCTGTGTAGCTTCGGACGCGTAATTTATGACAGTTTGGAAGAAAGTACCGGTTTGTCGTTCCAGATGAGCCTGAAACGGCACAAGATGGGTGAAGTGAAAAAGAAGCTGATTATCCTTGACCGGGAACCGATGGAGCAATTGGAGGAACGGTTACGGCGCAGAGGCAGTCCCGGAATCGTGATTATCGACAGCTTCCAATACAGCGGCTTGAACTACAAAACCTACAAGGAGTTCAAGGAACGTCATCCCAAGAAACTGTTTATCTTCATCAGCCATGCCGAGGGACTTCATCCGGCAGGTAGAAGCGCCCGCAAGGTGGAATATGATGCCGATGTGAAAATCATGGTAAGCTGTTTCAAAGCCTGGTGCAAAAGCCGCTTTATAGAAAAGCCCGGTGAGCCCTACGTGATATGGGAAGAAGGTGCTGCCAAAACATTGAAGGACGATAATATGGAGGATTATTTGAATGATGGAATGGGAGAATAAGCTGTACCAGATACTCCTGAAAGGACAGGAGGCGGAGGCCGTGGTGGACGATTGGGTAGAGCGTAACATACAAAGCGACCTCCGTCTGCGCAGGGCCAAGACAAAGGGACACGTAGTGATAGAAACCAGGGATGTGATGTTTGCCCGGAATATCCAGGTATGGCATCCGTCCTGCCAAATAAACATTAAAGATTTGAAGTGATGGAAAAGAA